CAAATCAGTATCACGTATCTGATTTAAATATTCCCTTCCAGTCATCGGCTATTATCTCCCTGTTCCTTTAATTTATCGGTCCATTCTTTCCATGTATATATTGGTATCCCTTTAGCTATTGCAAATGACCATTCACCAATGCAACCTTTTGATATTTCCCAGTCCCCACATAATACTAATGCATCACATCTATTTAACATGTCCAAACATATCTTCAAACCTTTTGCATACTCATCCGCAAAGTACACCATACTAAAATTATGAAGAGGTGATAAGTATGTATTGTTCCTATCTAGCATTACTAGATTTTTCATAATTGTATCTATAGAAAATTTATTTTCTTTATTACCTCCAAATGGATGCGCTACATAAATTAATTGGTCTTTAATCATCTACTTCTCCTTCTTGTACTAGATCATTGATGTGAAATGTTTCTCCTTCAACCGCATCATCTTCTAATTCATCTTCCCATAGTTTCCCCTGCGCTCTTGTTCCTCGTACAAACATTTCAATTTCTTCTACTAATGGAATTAGCTTCTCTTGTGTTTCCTCTGCTATTGGTAGCCATGAAGTGCTTATTGTACATTCATCACCTTTTTTATTTGTAATTTCTAGTACATATCTTGCTGCTACAATTACCCTTGGTAGTTCTTTATGCCACCTAAAGTTAATTGATTTAATTTTTAACCATTCTTCTCTAATAAATTTAAAAGCCTTAAATGTATCAATTACTACAATCCTTGCCTTTACATATGCATCTAATATCTCTGGCCTAAATTCATCTTTTGTAATTAGTTGATATGTTTCAGTAACCCCAGTGCTATTTGCTTTTTCATATTTAATTTTCTTTTTTTCTCCAAATGCAACACTTAGTATTTCCATTTTTATTTTCCTTTCCTGTAGATTTGAGTGTCTCTTATTCTCCTAGCTACTTATATGCGCTTCACATTGTTTCAATATGCTCTTAACTAAATCCATTGGAATGTTTGACCTGGTATTATATCTATTACCTCCAGTATTGTAATGTTTTAATCCAATCTTTCCTTTTACCCTTTTATTCCGTAGCTTTAGATTTATGTTACTTCCAAACTTTGTTGGCTTTTGCACTTGGTATCCGTAATTGTTATAGTATGTAAGATTTTCATATGGAATTTTAAACCCTATTACGTTTGCAATATATTCCCATATTCTTCCATATGCAGGATTTTCTATAACAAATACTTTTGGCTTATAGTGATCAATGATTTTTAACGTGTTGTATATACACATTTCACCGTTTATTCTTGTCAAAAATGATTTGTCATATTTAAATTGATAGTTACTATAATCGTCTTTATTCCTAATGGTGAATTTGCTGCTTTCTTCATACCCTCCAAATAATGATGTTGTTATACCTTGTTCTTGCTTCCAACATGCATTGCCGCCCTTCATGGCACTGGCAACGCTCCAGCTTTCACATGGTGGACTAGCTAGATTACATCTGGTGGTTCTAATCTATCTAATACATCCCATAGGACCATTGGCTGGTGTAATGTATTAACAGCCAAATCTTGATTAATACATGCATCCCCAATACCTATGGAGATTATCTTATGTTGCCCCCCCTCATTCATATTAAATTCATCTACTGCCTGCTTATAGCATCCGTTTCCGTCATCGAACAGGCCCCATATGTTCATTCCCTAAACTCTCCTGTCAATTATTTCTACTCCATTTTCTTTTAGTTCTCTTTCCCATTGACCCATTTCTATTGGTTCTTTATTTTCTTCTCTGCACTCCTCTACATATATTTTTCTCCATATCAACAATTCTTCTTTATATATTTTCATCTGGCTAGCTCCTTAATTCCTTACAGTGCAGCTATACCCTTTTAGCTTTCTCATTCTATTTCTAATGGCTCTTACGTTATCCCCAACATATTTGTACGCATCTCCCTGCATATTCTTTTCTTCATTAAGCTTATCTAATGATGCTCTATATTGTTTATAGCTTTCACATTTACTGTGACATCCTACTTCTCTAAATTTGCAGTCCCTACATGGTATTTTCATAATAACGCCTTTATCAAAATTAAATATCCCCTAATTACTATCTATTTACCCATTTCATGCATCCAATCCTTAAATAGTTAATAACTTCACTTTCATTTAATTCCTTTACATCTTTGCGTTTTTTTGCCCTTTTAATGTATCTAACATCTTCTTTTTTATTATTAGATATATTGGCCACTATTAATCCCGCATCACCTAATAAACTTTCTATTTCATCCTTATGGTCTTCATACAAGTCTTGTGGGACTGCATAATACAAATAGCCTACATGTAAATGATCATGGTATCTTTTCTTCTTAAAATCTGCTCTAAAATCTTGAATGCTTACCTTGATTTCTATTTCAGTAACCACTCTAGCTTTAAGATTGAAGTAGATTAAATCTGCTTCATATTCCCCTTTCCCATCGCCATGCATTGTTATATTAGGAATAGTTATATTCTTTAAAAATAAATGCTTTCCTAACTTCTTTTGTATTTCTTCTTCCGTCATATCTTATATCTCCGCTACAATTAGATCATGCTTTTTGCATACATTTCTGTATCTATCATTCATGCTCATATCCCTCTAATCTATTACCAACTACTCTTGCATTTCCATTATTCACTACAAATGCTAAGTCAAAATCTAGTACCGCATCATGTTGTGTTGTGTTCTGTTGGTTAATTGCCTTGCATCTCCATTGGTATTTATCAACGCTGTAATATACTTCCCCTACCATTGGAGCATCTTGTACTGATTTACAATCAAACTCTATATGGTCCTTTTCGTATATTCTTTGCCCTGTTGTGTCTTTTGCTTCACTTCCCCTGCAAAGCGTTCCATCCTCAATTGGTATCCATGTATATATATCATTTTCTATTGCTAGTAGTCTGATTTGTGAGTAGCTTTGCTTTATTTCATCACTGCTTACCCATTCTGACCTGTTTAAGTTCTTTCTTAGACCTTTATATATTAATGGCTTCATGCTACCTCCTCACACACTGCATTGATGCCTAACTTCTTTAATAACTCGTGTATCATCAATCTTCCTTTTTGTGTCCAACGTGTAGATGTTTTGCACTCCAATCTTCCATCTGTAGTCATGTATGTGTGTGTTTTAGTCTTTGTATATCCTTTTCGCATTAAATCGCTATACAAAATCCATTGCCCATTTACACTACGTTGAATGTGTGCATCATGTAATATCTTGTTTAATGCTTTCGCACTTAGTCCATAATCTGCAGCAATCTGTGTTACTGTCATCGCGTTTGTACTGCTTAAAATTTTATCCACATAATCAACCTTTGGCTCATATTCGGCTATTTGTTGCTTCTGTTGTTCAATGATTGCCTTTGATTGGTTATGTGCTTCTACTTCATCTGCGTATAATCGCAATGCCTCTGGTAGTGTCTTTGGAATATGTAACCCATAGCTACCTGTTTTTCTAATTTGTGGAAGTACTTCGCTAGTTACCCAGCGTTTAAATTTCTTAGCGCTTGGCATCTTTGATTTCAATATCAAGGAATATAGTCCAGACTCATTGATTAAATATGTTTCCCTCTTCTGGCCTGTGTCGGCAATTTGCCAACGCAGCTTATCCTCTTCATCAATATGTTTTCTTATTGCATCTGCAGTATCTTTATATCCAAGTGCAGTTGCTACGCTCTTGGCCACAAAGTATACTTCATTTTCAATAATGATGGTTCTAAGTTCCCCAAACTCATTACTATTGAATAGTGTTGTTACATGGTTCATAGTCTGCCCCCTAGCGCAACCGCATCAATGTTTGTTGCTTTTTCTACCCCTTTTAGATGTTATTCCTAGTTCTTTACATTTATTTTTAAATGTTGATAAGCCTACCCCTAACTCTTCTGCTATTTCTCTGTAACTTATCCCTTTATTAACTAATGCTTTTACTTCTGCATACTTGATTAAATCATTTGTTTTATATTGCTCTTTTAATCCTAATACTCTTAGTGCTTTTTTCTTTTCCATTGCACCGTACACTACTGCACCTAGTGCTAACCAGTTTATGCAATTAATCGGCACACCTGCCATGCTTGTGTTTTGCATGTTCCCTCCTATTTTGCATAAATCTTTGTCGGACTATATGCAGGGCAATCTTCACATTCCTCTTTTTTTAGCCAATATAATGTGCCTGCTGTTTTGCCTCTAAAGACTTTAATTGATGTTTTCCCTTTAGGGCAAGATGTTTTTACCCATAATGCACCGCTCTTAGCTGGCCCAAATGAATGACTGCATATCTTTCTTGGTCTACCTCTTCTCATTTTTATTTCCTCCTAGAATGGAATATTTTCATCATTGTCTGCAAACCCATTATCAAAATTACTTGCAGCGCTTTCATTTTGTTTAAGGCCGTATGTAAGATTTTTCACTATAATCTCTGTGATATATCGTTTGCTTCCGTCTTTGTCATATGATCTAGTTCTTAACTCGCCATTCACGGCTACAAAATCACCTTTACGTAACCCACTATAAAGTTCCGCATC